TATGCATACGCGCCAGGGCGGGCGCCAGGCCACCTTCGGGGTCGGGGGGCGGGTGGGTATCGAGCTCCCCCCCTGCGATCTCGGCGAGTAGGTCCGCGCCATCATCGCCTAGCTCCCGCGGGGTGACGTCGATAGTCTGCAGGGTGCGCATGAGCCTAGCGCGCAGGTCGCCAGTGTGGTGCGTGACGGTCTCGCGCCGCTCAGTAAAAGCCGCTACCTCGGTTACTTTTCCCAGCAGTTCGAGTGCTCTAAGCCGTTGATTAGGCTGAAGATTTTCATCGAGCGAGTGTTGCACCAGCTGCTGCACGACGAGGGCTCGCAGTTGTGCGGGCGTCCGATGTTTTTCGGCCTCGACGGCCAGCCTGTAGGCCTCGATTTCCGCTTTTATCCTGCTATCGGCGGCGAGGCGGCACGCGTTGTCACCGATGGTCTTCGGTGTGCCTCTTGCGTTATAGCTCTTGCGGTATGCCCCTGCTTGTGTATCCCCGAGCGCCACCTGTCGCGCGAATTCCCGCTGTTTAGGTGTGAGCCGCTCTCCACTGGGCATCGACAGCACCGTCTCCATCGGCATGGCCGACAAGGCATCGCGCGCGGCACGACGTGAGAGCTTCTGTGGCATCGGGCATCGGGTACAGAGTGAGGACCGCCCGATTGTGCCCTACGCATCCGCGCGCGCGCAACCTGGGCGCGTATACACGCATCCGCACGCGCGCGCCAGGTCGCAACCATTCGCAACAATTATCCGGTTGACGGTCGGCGCTGCAACCTTTACCGTTCGGGCTGTAGCACTCATCACTCATGACAAAGGAACCTCACCATGTATCGCATAGTTAACATTTTCGCTGGGTTTCAGAACCCTACCCGTGACGCTGGTTGGCAAGTGTGGCGCGACGATAGCTTGATCGCCGTCTGCCGGACCCGTTCGGGCGCCAAAGCTTTCATCAAGGCGCATCAGCGCACCAACTAATCACCCTGCCCCCTGCGGGGGGCACTACTGGAGCATTGAGAATGTCCTACCGTACCGCTATGACTCGCGCTTGCATCGCAATCTTCGCTGCCGTCCTCGCGGCCGCTGCCGTCGTGATCGGCTGGACCGACCCCTACCCTGCGAGCGTCTGCGCCGCTGGCGCAGGGCTCGCGATCCTCGTTATCCTCATCATTGGAGACTGACCAGTATGCGCCCGATACGGGCGCGACGGCAGTCCGAAACGCCGACGGCCAGGTTGTGGCCGTGACCCGGCTGGTGGCCGCATGAGCGCGGGCTAGCCAGCCAACACCCCTTTTGCAGCCCTTTTCAAACCACCTGGAGCCTAACCATGACCCGCTTGACCATGCATAACGTCGCGACCGTTACCCGACGCGAGCACCCTCTGACGTCCGACTACCCCGCCGGCCGGCCCTTTGTCGTCACCGTCTTGACCGTGACGGCGCGAGACATTGAGGAGGCCGCGGCATGATCACCCTCATTATCGGCACGATCGAATTCGACGACACGCGCGCCACCATTCGGCGCGTCGACTCTATCGGCAGCTATGACGGTCGCGAGGCCGCCATCGAGGCCGGAGAGGCTGCGGCGCGAGCCGGGCGCGATTACCTGGTGCCCGAGTGCTATTCGGGCCGCATTGTTTCCACACTCGGAGCCCGCTCATGATTGCTTCTTTCCATGACCCAATCGACAACGTGACCGCGCTCGTGGACCGGCACGTCGCCGGCTACCTGGTGCGCCTGCGCGACGATGACTCCGGCCTGGCCACCGTGGCCCGCCTGATCAGCAAGCGCGCGGATGCGATCGCCTACGCTCGCTCGCTCGTGACGGCGCGAGACGCCGGCGGTGCAGCATGATCAACCCTGACACCGCGACGGTCGATGAACTGCGCCAGTGGGCGCATGCAATGCGCTGGACGTTGCAACAGTACCTGTACTGTGACTCCGACCCGACCGACTATTGCGAGGCAGACCTGCGCCACCTGGCGCGCGACTGGTTTGATGAAGAAGGGGACACCGAATGACACCGTTTCGCCATACGTTCCGCAGCCTGGGCCTCACGCTCGAGGCCACCGTGACCCACTGGTATCCGGGCGCCCCTGCGCGCCTGTCCGGGCCGCCTGAGGACTGCTACCCGGAAGACCCGCCCGAATGCGAAATCGGCTATCTCATGGCCGAGCATGAGGGTGGGTGGATGGACGCGACGTTCCTGCTCGAATCGGACTGCGTCGAGGAAATTGTCGAGGACTGCACGCAATCCCTGCTGGCAGACCGAGATGAAGAATGAGCCCGTCCTAATCCGGGCTCGCTGGCCGGGTGTCTGCCCTGAGACGGGCTATGACATTCGGCCGGGCGACGTCATCGCCTGGTATCCGGGCACCCGCCGGGCGTATCACGCTCGCTCGGTGGCAGCCCGAATGCTTCGGCGAGAGACGCCGCCGCCGCCGCGGTCCCGTGCGCCTGCTCGTGATCGTTGAAGTCGGCGCCCGGCTCCCCCACCCAAACCCTGGCCGCGCCTCGTGCCGCGGTCAGGCCGGCGGGGTCATGGTCAGCCACGATGAGCGCATCGGCGCGAGACGCCGCCGCCAGGTTTCCGGCGCTGAAGCAGACGATGATCCGGTATCGCTGGCGCAGGTGTTGCATCGCCCGCCGCACCGACAGGCCGGTGGCGAGCCCCTCGCAGAGGATATCCGGGCCGTGATTGTCGATGACGTAAGTCGCGCCTCGAGTCGCCTGCCCGCGCAGGAACTTCTTTCCGCCCGCTTCGTCGATCAACTGGCACCCGACCAGGCGCTGGTCGATCCGCATCGGCACTACCAGCAGACCCTGCCAAACCGCGCCGCGCGCATCCGGGAACCCCTTCCGGGCCAGGTATGGGTGCGTCGCCTTGTCGGCGCTCTTCAGGATGCCGGCTGCCTTTCGGGCCGCGGCTGCCTGCTCCCGCTCGCGTCTTCGGGTCGCTTCGGCGCGAGACGCCGCCATGTCTGACCGCGACGGCGCGAGACGCCGGTCATCCTTCCACAGGACGGTGTCTGTCATCGTCGCGTGATTCTGCACGAACCCGTGATCCCCCCGGAACAGATAGCTCCCGTTCTGTTTCCGCGGGTGATCCTCTGTCGGCACTCTCACCCATCGGCCGGTCTCGAGGTGCGTGATGATGAGCCCGTATGCTGCGGCGAAGTCCGTGAAGTTCATGCGCGCGCCCTTCCCTTCGCGTAGGCAATGACCCGCGATCTGATCCACGACATGGTTTCGCGAGACGGCGCCTTCCCCTCAAGGCCGCCCCACTGGCGAGGCGGGAACGCCCCAAACTTTTCCTTGTACTTGTGCGCGGCCCAGCCTTCCTTGTAGCCGCGATCGCGGGCGTACCACAGAACCTGGGCGAAGAATTCCTGATTCGCGAGGGCGACCTTCTGATTCGCGCCGTGCAGTTCCTTCAGTTCGCCAGGGACGGAGGCCACCATGGACAGGTTCGGCCTGATGTAACCGCACTCGACGCAGGCGAGCGAGCCGCGCGTCCACAGAGCCTCGCAGCGCGGGCACTTGGAGTCCTTCTTCACCTTCTCGGTCGGCTCTTTCTTCGCCCTCTCGCCGCCGCTCTGAAGTTCGGTGACGCCCTCGGTGAAGAGCAAGTCCCAGTCCTCGCGGAACCGCAGATAGTTGCCGGCGTGGTCGAGCCAGACCGCAAACTCCTTGCCGGGGTGCGGGCGCATGATGCGGCCCATCTGCTGGACGTGGCTAGAGAATGACTTTGAGAATGGCCGGGCAGAGACGCCGATCATGACGTCGGTGACATCGAAGCCGCGGGTCAGGATGTCGGTCGCGATCAGGCCTTGGATGCTTGAGTCGGGCTTGCCGAATTCCTCGATCTGCTCCCGCTTGAACTCGTCGTCCTCCTTGTAGCTGATCGACACGAAGTTGTAGCCGGCCGCCTTGAATCCCTTCTCAAGGTCTTTCCCGTGCGCGACGTTGGAGCAGAACACCACGGTCTTCACCGGCTTGCCAAAAATCTCATGGGTCTTCTTCACCCACTCGGCCACGATGTCACCGGTGATCTGCATACCGCGCTCGGCTGCGACGTCTTGCGACCATTCCCCGGCGACCTTCTTCGCCCCGGTCATGTCGATCTCATGGGCAATGAACACCTTCAGCGGGGTGAGCCAACCCTTTTCGATCAGGCTGCCCGTCGAGGTGGCGCCGACTACGTTGGTGTACGTTTCACCCAGTCCCTTCGTGAAAGGCGTGGCCGTGAGGCCAATGACGCGGACGCTTGGGTGCGCCTTGATGTATTCGATCACGCCGCGACGCTGGACATGGCACTCGTCAATGATGAGGAGATCCGTGTCAGGGAATTCAGCGCGCTTCTCGAGGGTCTGGGCAGAGCAGACCTGGATCCGTTCTGCCGGGCGGAAGCGCCAGTGCTGCGCTTGTAGAACCCCGTGCGGGATCCCGTACTTCGTCAAGCGGCGACTCGTCTGGTCGACCAGCACAACCCTGTCCATGACCATGGCGGCGCGCTTGAAGTTGGCTGCCGTGGCTTGCATGATCGACATCGCCACCTCAGTCTTCCCGAATCCTGTCGGGGCGTAGAGCAACTGCGCTCTGTGCCCCGCCTCAAACCCGGCGCGTAGCTTGTCCACCACCGCTTGTTGGTGCTCTCTTAGTTCCAGCATCTGTCTCTCCAGCCGGGATACCGCCCGGCATCGGGGTCACGCAGCGGCCTTCTCCGCCTTGCGTTTCCAGTAGGTAACCTGCTTGATCAACTCGGCACACTTCGCCTGGTACTCGTCCCGGCTTGTCCTCAATGTTGCCACTTCTCGCTCCAGCGCGGCGATCTGTCCACGCAAGGCTTCCATGGTTTGCATGGCGGCCTGCTTTCCTTCCGGGGTGGGGTCAAGATTGCCGGCTGCCAGCAGGTCATGCAGTCGAGTGTTCTCGGCCGCAAGTGACTGCACCTCGGCGGCGAGTTCGTAGTCGAGGGTGGTTTCGGGTTCGACTGGTTCATCGGGTGCCTTGACTGTGCGCGTCACCAATTTACCGTTGCGCAGGTGCTTGCGCTCCTCCTGCTCCAAGCCGAGGGTCTTGCGCACCTTGGCCACGGTCTTGCCGTCAACCGAGCAGGCGCGGGCAATGTCGCGGTCTGACCACTCCGACCACTCAATGTCCTCGAGCAGGGTCTGAATCGCGCGGCGGCGGTCTTCCTGCGTGCGGCGCAGGCCGTGCTTGGCATTGGCCCCTACGCTAAAGAGGATGGCGTCCCGCCGGGTGCCGGCATGGATCTCGCAGAGCACGGTCGGGCTCTTGTTGCGAAGGTGGGCGTGGTATCGGTGGAAGCCATCGGCCAGCCAGTACGCGGCGCCGTCGAAGAACACGTCCAGCGGGGGCATGGAGCCGTCCTTGAGGATTTCCGCATAGTCGGACACCGTCTCCTCGCTGATGGCCGCCCGTGGCTGCGTGCCGCCGTCCAGGCGCACCTCTTTGATGCCGAGGGTCTTGGTCATGCCTCCCCCACCCGGTCGAAACAGAATACGGAAATCCGCATCGCCGCTTCCGCGATATCGTCCGCCGCGGCCTCGGCCGCCAACCAATCCCGCTTGGTCAGGTGCTGGTGCAGTTCCTTGTGCAGGCGCTGGATGCTGAGCAGTGCCTCGCTGTAGTCGGTCATGTCGGTCATGCTGCGTCCTTGGTTGCGAATGCCAGGTCTTCCTCGATCATCTCTGGGGTGGCGGTGATGGTGTAGATGCCGACCAGATAGGTACCGGCGGTCTTCATGGCGCGGTTGAAAAGCTCGCCCGCGGCCCTCGAGGTACGGAACGCATAGCCGCCCTCGACCTTGATGCGGAAGACCGCCGTGGTCTCTTGATTGCGGTCGATCTTGGCATGGATGGAAACGGCTCGGTCATGCGACATCGTTCTTTTCCTTGTTCATGTGGTCAATCTTGTTCATGAGTTGCAACCGCGCCAGTTCTTGCGGCACCTCATTCAGCAGGAGCGCCACCGAGTTCTCCCATCGCAGTCCTTGATGATAGACCGGCGTGGCGGCCGAAGTCCTAAGATGTTTGAAGTCATCAACCGTCACCTTGGTGGCGTCCTGTTTCTTCTGATCCATGACCTTGCACCTCCTCGAGCAGTGATCAAGCCGGACGTAGTAGTCCTTCAGGTACGGCTCGCCGCCCGTCTTCCTGCACGGGATCAGCCGATCGCACATTACGCAGCGGCGGTCTGGCTGGAGTTGCCTGGCTGCGCGAGGCTTGGTACTGCCGGTAGTTGAATCGGAAGCTCCGGCGCTGTTCGCCGGTGATGTCGTAGCCAAAGCGTCTTTCGGGTGCATCGCTGGTCAGTTCCTGTGTGAGCCGGTATTCGAGTGCGTCGGGGTTGATGTCGAGCAGGTCGCAGATGTAGCGGCAGTGCTCGGAATCGAACAGCCACTCCATCGCCTTGCGAGCGAGCGCGGTCATCTCCCGTTCGGTGGCGCCGATTCGCAGCGGCACCTGAGGTTTGTCGCAGGCGTCCTTGATCGCCTGGCTCATGACGGATGACCACAGTTTGAGATAGGGCCGCGCCAGTTCGTTGAATTCGTCTTCGTTCATTTCAATCTCTCCTGGCACCACATACATTGCCATATGCCCAAGTCTTGCGCCCAGACCAAAAGCATTCCAAAAACCACAAGGCAGATCATCAGCGCGGCGAGTGGGGGGAAGTCACGCATCGTTTTTTTCCTTCAGCTTGGCTTCGATGGCACGGGCAACATCGTATGCGTGACCCGAGTAAATTGGCGTTTGCGCGACGATGCGGTCTCTCTCTACATCCGTCAGCCCCACCCACTCTCGGCGCACAGGATGTGTGTAAAGCGGCTTGTAACTCCACCCATCCGGTAGTTCTGCTTGCGCCGGCTCTTCGTAGCAGATGTCATCTGCGTCGCCCACTGAATCAACCAGCATCCACGCCACCGGCTTATCTTTGTGCGTAACCACTCCCCACGGATGAGCAGTCAGGTAGTCGTGAAAGGTTGCCAGCGTCTGTTTGTCGTACCAGCCCGCCGAGATGAACATTTTCCCTTGCCCTGTTTTGAATCTCGACTCCTCGTTCATTGATTCTTATCCTTTGGCCCTGCTTCCGCAAGCGCGCACCAGTGCGTTGTGCCACTACTGCGGATGTACTCGCAGGGTTGTGGGTGGGTGTAAAGGGGCAGTGCTCGCTGGCTTTGCTGAATATCGCTCGGGTTGTCGGTCACATATGCCGCCTTTCCATCTTGCGTGTAAACCATCCACGCCACCGGCTCCTGCTCCGGCTCGGCCAGCGCGGCGCGAAGATCGTCGATCTCATCATGCAACCGGCGCAGTTCAGTTGTCGCTTCAGACTGCCAATTCATATCGCGTTGATAAAGAGGTACATCAGCAAGCTGAAGGGCTTCGCGCCGCGCAACATATAAGGATTTCTTTACAGTTGGCTCCGGCTTGGCCAGCGCGGCGCGGATGGCGGTGATTGCTGCATTCACGCGCTCAAGTTCACCGGGCAGGTACAGATTGTCCAACGCCTCCAGCGCCTGCTTCAACAGTTCGCGGTCAGTCATTATTGTTCCTTGCCAAATTGCTGCGCAATTCGTAGCCCATGAGCGGCCATACCTTTGCCACCGCGTTCTGCCAAGCGATCTTGCGGCCTATTTTGGCGTCGAAATTTTTCGGACTGACGCAGGCCGACTCGCCGGTGACGGTGAAGCCGTTCTTCAACACCAGCACACAAAAAGTCAGCAGCTCCAGTGGACGCAAGTCCGAGTTGTCAGCCGCCGGGTTTTCGCGGCCGACATAAGTGCCGGACTCAATCGCGCCAGCGCGGCCTTCGCGTGCCGTGAAGTAATGCTCGCTGACAATGTTTGCCTCGATGTCCTGCGGCGTGATGCGCGGCGCAGTCAATTCCTTGGCTTGGATTTCTTGATCGTTCATGTCGTACGTTTCCTCGCGTCTCGCAACATATAAGGATTTCTTTACAGTTGGCTCCGGCTTGGCCAGCGCGGCGCGAAGGGCGTCAATCTCCTCCTGCATCCGCGCTTGAATCATGGTGTTCGATACCATTCCGGTCTGATGATCGGGATGTTCCTCGCATCTTTCCTGCCACGTTTTGATCATTTCTTTTTCTCCACCGGCACCGCCAGCAGGTAGCGGTCAGTCATCAAGAAGCTCCACGTAATAGCGAACGGGTTGAAAGTAAACCATCTCTTTTTTGGCTGGCCCTTTGTTGCCAAAGTCCATTTCGGTCACCACCAACACGTCTTTTTCTTTGTTGAACTCAACGTGGTAATCCGTTTCGGCATCCTCGACGTAGTCATACCGCTCACCGTCGCGGGCGTAGACCTGAATATGCTTGAACTTGCGTCGGCTCATTCCTCTCCCCTTGCTTTCAGCATGGCGTCGGCAATCTTGTAGGATTCCGTAGCGGCCGTTTTGTACAAGTCGTCCATTCCTACACTGCGCCATTCTTGCAAGACCCACGGCATCGCCTTCGCCGCGAAGTAATCTCGCAGGGTCATGCCGTGAGTTAGTTGCCCTCCGAGCTTGTCTCCGTACCAATGCCCAACCACTGGAAACGCCGGCCCACCAGTTTCTTTGATCACGATTTCCCCTCCGCTTTTGCGATTGCTGCGCGGGCAGCATCCATTATTTCATCCAACGTAAAAACGCCAACGTGCCCATCCTCAAGATCGACCAAGCTTTTCAATGCCTCCAACAACTCAGGCGCTGCGAGTATCAACGCCAAGTCCGCATCGTTTGGGTTTTGCTCGTCGTGAAACCGGAAAATCAAATCACCAAACTTGTAAGGCTCCTGAATAGGGGGCTTGTGTACGCTGTCGCTTTTCGTGCGGTGCAGCCACGGCCCCGGTGTGTGGCTCATTTCTTCCTCCAGTCGCAATCAATGTTTCCCCGGTACGTCATCACGCAGCGTGTGCCATCGTCGAGCCGAAACTCGTGGTAACGGGGGACATGGCTGGTTGGTTGCAAGCTGTACCAGCAGAGCGCGGCACAAATTCCGCTGATGGCTACCGTAAAACAAATCGCAATGAAAAGTTTCATCTTTTTTCCCATCCGAGCGCGATCGTGAACGCATCGATTTCGGCAAACCGTTCTGACCAATCGAGTTTTTTCTCGATCTCGTGCAGTTCGTCGAGGGCGGACAGAAGTTCAAAGTGCATCGCCATGGCTACTTCAAACCGGCCAGCCTCGGCAAAGCTCCACATCGAATACAACGCTGCGGTCACGTTTCGCTGTGCGCGTAGCAGGTCAATGTATGTCGGCTTCACATCCTGAACCCCTCTGCCAATCCGTCCGCGATCAAGTGAGCGTCGGTAAGTCGGTTCGCCTCCACAAAATCGAGATGTTTTGCCATCTCTCGGTACTCATCGCGGGCGAGCAGGTACTCAAAGTGCGCCCACATGGCGAGGTCAAATCCGTTCGTTGAAACGTGATACCACATCTCGCTCAAAGTCTCTGCCATCTCTACCCGTGCGCATAGCACATCAACATAGGTTGGTTTCAAAACGGTGCCTCCTCGGCGTCGGGTGTCGTGGGTGGAGCCGACTTGCGCCCCACGGGGATCAGCTTCTCGGGGAACGGCCAGGTCATGGTCGCACCGGGATCAGCGTGCCCTCAAAGAGGTAGCTGCCGTAGTGGGTGAGCCGTGCCCAGGGGGCTATGAAGATCTGGATGCCGTGGTCGCGGGCCAGTTGGCAGAAGGCGTAGTCCTCGCTCAGCAGGCGCTCGCTGGCGCGATCCTTGACCACCGAGAAGAACTCATGCACCTCGACCTCGTCGTCGGCGTCAACGTAGGTCTGGACGCCGTCCTTGACCTTGTCGAAGACCGATCTCGAGATCAGCATGAAGCCTGTGCCGGCGGCCGTGACCTCGACGGGCTCGCGGACATCCACCTCTTGATACCTGGCGCCATCCACAAGGTTCACGACAAGGTCGCCGCTGGCCTTGGCCAGGCGCTCTGCCGGGACGCCGGCGTCGCTCTGTTGCTTGACCATGCTCCAGTTGATGCGCTTCTTGGGGTAGACCCCGGCAATGATCTCCTTGCCCGCGTCCAGCATCTTCACGATGTCGTTGGCGTCGAAGCCTATGTCAGCGTCGATGAACATCAGGTGGGTGAAGTCATGCCGGTAGAAGATGCCGGCAAGCTGGTTGCGGGCCATCTGGATGACGGAGTTGTTCATCGTGAAGACGAACGACACATCGTGGCCGGAGACGTTGAGCGCGATCGGCAGGTGCGTCATTGAGCGGCAGTACTCGCCGGCGCACATGCCGCCGTACATGGGCGTGGCAACCAGGACTTTCACTGCTTCTTCTCCACCGGGATGGCCAGCAGGTACTTGTCGCCGAGGAGGTTGACCGCGCGCAGCCACTGGTGCTGGTAGTGCCGGCGGGTGGGTTTGTCTTGCACGCACGCCCACGCTTGAGCGGCGCGGCGCTTTGCTTGGAAGGGAGTCATGTTCGCCTCTTGTCAGTTATGGATGACTTGTCATGTCATCCTGGACGCAAGGCTAGACCTTGAGGCGGGGGTGTGTCAACGGAAATCTTTGTTAAATCTCTTTGCGTCCTCGAGCGGATCCCATGCGCCGGGCAGGCCGTGCTTGCAGTTGGGTTCGCACAGTTCCCATGCGGGAAGGCCGCAGTTGCAGTCGCTCGGTGAGTAGAGCCGGCCGACTACGGTCACCGGAATGTCGAGGCGGTCGCGCTGTGTCTTGCGCGGTTCGTAGCCCTGAGCCTGCTGCTGCCTGTGCATTGCCTGCCTGGCCAAAAAGCGCGCTCGCTGAGATGAATTCATGACTGCACCAGAGAGAGGGAGAGAGTTGAGGTCACAAGCCCCCCACCCGCCAGCCGTCGTTTTGACGGTCGATGGGTGAGGGATTTGAACTGAACGGCACCGTCGGTCGGTCGCTTCGTCTTCAGTAGGTAGACGCGATCTCACGCGCCCCACCCATGCCGGTCTTTTGACGTTGAGCCGTCAAGTTCCTGTGTACCGGCACCCCTTGAGTGTTGTTCCATCGCTCCGCGGAGCCTCTGGCACCCTTAGGTCAAACCCTCACATGGCCGCTGGACAGTCTTCTTTCGGCCAACTACCAAGACGGCTAAGAACGTAACGGGAGTGAACTCTGGA